GTCATAGTTCTGATAACCTTCAACTTTACGAATTTTCAACTTGAAGTTAGCACCTTTCCACATATCAAATGGATTGATTGCTTCTTCATCGGCAAATTGAGGATTCATTGCTTCTGAAATCTTATCAAAAATCTTTTTACCAAAGCGATATAAGAATACCTTACCTTCATTTTCTGGATGTTTTGGATCAGAAACGATATAGATGTTAGCGGTATAATTTAATTTACGCTTTTGTTTACGAACAATATCTTTGTTCGCTTCGATGCCCGAATTCCATAATGCAGAATTGTGTTCACAAACTGGACATTGTTGATTCTTTGTGGTTAAACAGTTATCGATTAACCAACCACCAGGTCCTTGAAATCCGTGTGTATGAACTTTAACCCATGGTAATGAATCGTCACCATCAGCAGCTGGTGCTGGGAGAAAACGAATAGTAGCCATGCCGTTACCAGCTTTGTCTACTTCACATTTCCAAAAGTTATCGGATTTGCCTGAATCTTCGGTGTTTTGGGAGAGTGCCTCAACTGCTTTTGCTAACTTGTCGAGGTTGCCAGATTGGCGTTTTAGATTTGCGAAACTCATATGTTACCTTCTTTCTTATTAAACGGAGTATAAACGGAATATGTCAAATTACTTCTCATAATCAACTACTAGTATATCATTATATTTAGGCATTGTCAATATGTAAATTAATTGTTTGCCTCTTTTAAAAGTTGTTTGGACTCTTGTAATTTCTGTTCTTGCAACTTTACTTGGTATTGTTCGTTAGTCAATGCGTGCCAACCAACACAATCACCTGTTGGACTACGACCACAACCACAAGTTCCAATTTTTTTACCTTCTTCTGGTACTCTAACTTGCATAATTCACCTTTCTTAAATATACATACTTAAAATTTGAATTGTCGTATCCCAATCTTTATGTAGAATACCAATTCCTCCAGCTTTTTTCCAATCATCAATAACACTTTCGGTATCATCAATAATAATTTTATCTGGCGCTGCAAATTTCCACTTGTGTCTTTTACCTGGAACAAAGTTCGGAGTAAAAGTTACATTGTGTGTATTTAACCAAATTAATTTCTGTCTAGAAATTTCATCGTATCTATCTTCATTTGCAGTAGAAGATAAAATCTGTGTAGGCACCACAAGTTGTTTTCTTAGAAAAGTTAAACCCTCCATAGCACCTGGCATCAATTCTAATGTTTCAAATTGTTTTGTTGCAATAAACTCATCAAAGAACTTATTGAATTCTTTTTTCTTTTCTGCTTCTCTTGGTTCGATGCGGTATTGTTCTTTATATCTTTTTACAAAGTCAGCAATAACTCCATCCATGTCCAAGTAAATCATACTGATTTTTGGCTTATGCATATTCTTTAATCTTTTTCTTTAATATATGTAAAAACTTATCTTTATCGTATTGAATAATTGGTGTATATTTTTTAATCTTTCTATGCCATGTTGGCCAAATAATATCTTCTGTTATTTGTTTTTCCCATCTTGGCATACAACCAACAATATCAATCAATATACAAACCGTTTCTATTGTAATCTTATCGTGCATTAATTTAGTGATTAACATTGGCCAACCACCATCAATAGGTTTGAAGTAATCATCCATAGACCAAAACTCCGCACCATCAACGCTATCGAACAGGTATATTATATCATTCTCAAAGGTATAAGTCAAGCTCTGTTGAGTTTTTAGCCACTTGGCATATATCTCCTCACCATTAGGACCAACCATTTCTCCTACCCAATCACCATTACCACTTATCATATTTGCCACATAATAATTTTTTAATTCTTCCAAACTATATTTTCGACTTAGTTTGTAGAAATAATATTTGTCTTTGCGGATGGTAAATGATTGTTTTGATACATTCGTTTTTCCATGATACTTAAAGTAATCATAAGAATCCGAAGTAAAATGTAATTTTAAGGCATTCCACAATGCATATGCGGCAAACCCTGTATTCTCTGTCATAACGATTTAATCAATATAATTTTTTTGTTTTCACCTGTGGGTTTAACAAATAACTTCTTCAATTCGGCATTATCATGCCATTTCATAGAACTACTTTTGTGTGGTGGCAGGCCTGCCGTTTCACCAATTTTCTTCCAATTGTCCGCCAAGTATACTGCACCATTCTTACCTGCACCAACGAATGTGATGATGTGTTTTAAATCATCGCCATACTTTGCTTTCCATGCGATTGGCGCCTTCTGTCTTAATTGTTTTAATACTTGTGTGCCTGCGTTCTTAACAGACTTGGAGAAACAGAACCTCCAATTGTTGGCGATATTGTTAAATTGGTCTTTGTATTCAAACTTAGATACACCAAGATAATTTAATATATCTTTAGGTGGCGGATAGACAGATGAACCGACACCAATCATGCCGATACATTCACCTAACATTCCATCATCAACATAAATTAACCAATCTATTCTACGACCTACTGAAGAATTAGATGCCACATAAGAGTGGTGTGTTTCAATAATATTTTTTACAAGGTCTTTTTGTTGTTGAGTGGTAACTTGTACCAATTCAATCATACAGGTAACTTTGAACTTTTCTTAATCAGGTTTAATTCTTGTGCTTCTTCTCTAATTTTAGATTTTAGTGCTAAAGAAATAAGTGTGCTGGCAACCTCAACTTCTAATCCTGTTTCTTTACAATGTTGAAGAATGGCATCCATACGACTACATTTAAGTTTGATTGCCAATTCTTCAATCATAAAACTAAATCCTTTTATTTCATCTTTTGTCGGCATTATATTTTTTTGTTTTCTTTATAAAAAATGTGATTCCCAATCTGCGTAATTTTGGTTAATTTCCAACCAGGGTTTACATAATTCGCATGATAATACATGGCTCTGTTATTATAGAGTATATCATGTGCAACTGGTTCTGTCAAGGCTATTCTTGCAGCTTCTTCTGATTCTTGCCATTTTTGTGGACTTCTGATTAATTTGGTGTAAGCTGCGTTGCAGAACCAAGAGAATTGGCATACCATTACACCATTAATTCTGTCTTTTTGTTTTACAACACCACAAATGGTATTTGCAAATTTACCAGAATTAACACGATTCAATGTTACTTGTGCTACAGCCAATTTACCTTCCATGCTCTCGTTAGCAGATTCAAAATAAATGTTTTGTGCTAAACAAACAAGTTCTTCTTTAAACATTTGACCAACTTGTTCTTCAATATATGATTGGCTTTGTGCATAAACTTTGGCTGCAGGAACTAATAAGTTTACTGCAATTAATAAAATTGAAAAAATTATTAAAAATTTATTTGTTGTTTTTTTGTTACTTAACATCTTTCTTCCTTTTTGATGTTCTGGCCACCAAACATCAGGCGGCCAGATTTCTCCAATTACGAATTAGATTTCTTTGTGATTTTTACTTCAGGTTGTGGAGGGGTTTGAGAAACGAAATTATTGAGTGATTCTGCTTTGATAATAATTTCTTGTTCTGAGGGATAACTTGGCAACGCTGGTATAGAAGGCGATTCGTGACCAGCAATTTTTGCTGCTTCTACTTGTGTGTGCCATTGTTGTTGAAGGATATTGCTTTTTGAATGAAAATCATCAGTCAGCATATCTTTGGCCATTTTTAAGAGTTCTAGCCGAATCTCATAGGGGGTCATACTCATGTTGTTACTCCTTTTGTGTGTATTGTGTGTAATGATAGTTTTAAAGGTTCTATCAACCTAATGTGTATAATACTACTTTATTTAGGCTTTGTCAAGCTTTTGAATAATGTTTACCATTTATCAATTGGACACTTCATTAATGGTATGATGGTTTTCAATGGCATATAACATCCGCATTGGTCACACTTTTTAGTTTGTGGCGTGAAATATACACACGAAACGCAAATTTGGTATCTTGTATTAGCGGTTGACATTTTTAATCGTTATTAATTTACCAATTTCTGGCATATAAAGATATTCAATATCAGAGTTGCGTAGAGTTCTTAAAGCATCTTCCACAGTTTCAACCATAGGTTCTCCTGCAAGATTAAAACTTGTATTAAATAATATTGGAACTCCAGTTCTTCTATTGAATTCCCAAATTAAATTATACCAATGTTTATTTTGTTCAACATTTACTGTTTGCACACGACAAGTGTTATCTACATGAACAATAGATGGAATGAGAGGAATCTTTTCTTTCCATACATCAACAGCATACATCATAAAAGGAGAACTTTCCATGCCAGCCATATCAAACCAAGATTGACAGTATTCTTCTAAACAAGAACCCGCAAACGGTCTAAAATGTTCTCTCCGTTTAATTGTATTTACAATATCTTTTCCGTTAGGTATGCGTGGATCAAACATTAATGTTCTATTACCTAATGCTCTTGGACCAACTTCAGAACAACCTTGAAATAAGGCAACAATTTTACCTTGAAGAATAATATCAATAATGTCTGAATAGTTTACATCAACCATTTCTTCACCATCTTTTAATATCAATTCATCATAATTTGGTTTTGGACCTAGATATAAAGTTTTAATTGGTCTTTTGGTCATATCACCTGTTTCTCTATGCCAAAATAATTTAGCAGCACCAATGTTTATGCCAGCATCTGAAGCTGCCGGTTCAACATATAAATTAATATCGTTTGGTAAATTCTTTTTATAGAAATAATTAGCCACACAATTTAATCCATATCCACCAACAACAATAACATTTTTATTTCCCGTTAATTCAATTCCTAATTTAATTAAATCTAAAACTTTTTGTTGTGTTTTTGTTTGTAATTCATATGCTAAATCGGCATCGTTTTGAAAAGTTCTTGGTAAATCATAACCTTTTGGAAGACTCCAATTTTTTCCTAAATCGGAATATAAACTTTCATTTGTAAAAAATTCATCTTTTGATAAATCTGGAATATTTTTATTTGGTTTTCCATATGAAGCAAGTCCCATAATTTTACCTGCATCCCATTCAGAAAAACCCAAATATTTTGAAATCATTTCAAATTTCCA